AACTCAGCATCGGCAGCTTGGAAGGCTGTACTGGCTTGTGTGGCAGCGGTGCCGAGGCCAAGCGTGGTGCGCTGCGCCGCAGCATCAACATCGTCAAGCAAAGCACGACCAGCAGCCGTGCAAGTGATTTCTTCAATGTCCCCTGCCCCTGCGGTAGAGCGACCAAGCAGCCTGTCCGTGGCTGAGACATTCTGAATCTTGGCGTATGTCACCGCATCGGCATCAATTGTCCAAGTGGCACCTGAACCGCTGACAGTGATGTCGCCCTTGTCTCCATCAGATACGCCGCCACCAGTCGAGGCTGTGGTTTGAGTGGTGCCATCCGGGAATTTGAAACCGCCAGAGGTCGATTCAATGGTGCCAACCACTGATAGTTTTTGGCCTGGGGAGCTTGTACCAATGCCTAAGTTTCCAGATGAGTCAAGGCGCATCTTTTCCGTTGCCGGAATGCCACCTGGGGTAGTTGCAAAAGTCAGCGCACCACCGTTTGTGCCCCCTGTGTTGACGTAGCCAATCCAGCCATAGCGATCTGCTGAAAGCAGGTTTGTGTTTGCAGCAAACGCCATCCGCACTTCAGACCCAACTGTATTGTCTGAATTTTGCAGAAACGCCCCAACGGTTGACGCGCCTACTGATGTCTTTAGTGTGTGGAGAATTGCACCTGGCGAACTCGTCCCAATTCCGATATTTCCAGCAGTATCAACAGTAGCCCTTACAGCGCCGTTGGTAGCCAATTGCAGAGCAGTGGCAGTATTGGTTCCTAAAACGCCAGCGTATGCACTAGAGCCAGTGAACACTGCGCCGCCAGCAGACGATTCAACGCCGACATAAGCCTGACCACCAGTGTTTGTAAAATCTGCGGTCTGACGAGCCGTTGCATTGCCAGTGAAAGTGGCATTGCCACGTACATCTAACTTTGCAACTGGCGAGCTTGTACCAACGCCGACATTGCCTGAGCCATCAATAATCATGCGCTCAGTGCCATTTAATGTCACATTGTCTGCGGCTGTGTAAAACTTGATAAGACCAACAGCATTTTCTGCGCCACTGCCGCCACCAACAAAGAGGCTTGTTGCGCTGGCAGAAGAAGGGCAAATCAAACCTGTAATTGGTTCTTCGGCATTCAGATAATGCTTAAACCGCAGACGGCCAGTTTTCCCAGTTGCGTCCGTCTTATTGGCTGAAATTAGAATGCCGTTTGTGCCTGTCACATCCAAAGGACTTTCAGGGCTTGAAGTGCCAACACCGACATTACCTGTTGAGTCAATACGAAGCCGCTCTGTGCCATCAACTTGCATGATGATGTTACTTGCAGATGCGGCTGATGCACCATGATCGGCTCTTAGTAACAAGCCACCTGAGCCTGTGTTATAAAGAACCTGGGCATAGCTGTTATCGTCTGAGTCCTGCAATTGAATTGTTGGAATTGCAGCCGTGATATGCAGTTCTTCACTAGGCGAACTCGTGCCAACGCCGATATTACCTGTAGTTGACAAAGTGGACAATGCCGCAGTGCCCCCAGTAATTGCCACGGCATCGGCATTCTGTGTGGACATGGAGCCTTTAGCCACCGTCCAATCAATGATGGAAGCAACAGGGATATTGCCAGCATCTTTGGCCAGGCAAATCACCTGATACACAAGTGCAACAGGATAGGCACTTGGAGTGCCTGAGAGCGTGTACGCGCCCGTGCCAGTGTTTAGGGTGACGGTGACGACTGCTCCGGCGGAGGTTCTTGCTGCGATGTCTGTTGGCTTCCCGGAAGCATCGACTTGAACCACGAGCCCATTCGAGCCAGCATACTGGGCTGCGACAATTGAGCTTCCTGTTGGGATGGTGACACTTCCGCTTGTGCCGCTTGCAATGCTGATGTAAATCTCGTATTCATTTTGGACGTTCTCCAGAGTTGTAACTCTTGCGGTGAGCGCCGTAACGTCACCGCCACCTGCATTGACAATACCGCGCACCGCCATGATTACAGGCCCTCACCAAGCACGATCACCAAAGTCGCGCCTGATGGCGAGATGTGTGCGAACGTGGTTGCATCTTGAGATTTGGTAAAAATCTCGATGGTGTTGGGCAGAATAAAACAATCTGCTGTCGTGGCCGTTTGCGTGCCACTGCCAATGCGGAAATACGCGATATTCGCGCCCGTGTTGGCTACGCGAACGCTTTTGGTTCCTGCTGGCATCTGCACCGATGCAGAAGTGGCCGCAGAAGTCAGCGTTTGAGTTGAACCATAAGTTGGGTTGAATGCGTAAAAGCCTGCCATTTTTAATCTCCAAAATCTTCAACAATAATAAGACCACCAGAACCAGCGGTGCCTTGCCCGCCGCCATAGTGCCATCCTCCTGCGCCGTATCCAGTAGGTGTAGTGCTTCCTAATTGCGCGCCTACACCATAAAGGCTTCCCCCGGCTGGCTGATTGGGCGCACTGCTGCCACCAGCAGGCCCATTACAAGCAGATGCGCTTCCAGCCAGGGTGCCAGAAGTGCCGCTTGAATATCCTCCCGGCCCACCCGGTTGATTTAGTGTTCCAAAAGAAGAAGTTCCACCATTAACCCCACCAGATGTACCACTCCCCACTGCCCCACCTACCCCGACAGACCAAGCGATAGACGATTGGTTTTTGAGGCGGTAAGTGCAGATAGCAGTACCAGAACCAGCCCCACTACTTCCACCATATCCACCCCCGCCACCACCGCCAACCAAAGTGACGCGTAGCAATGAATTAGGACTCACTGGAGTATAGGTTCCGCTGCCACTGGTATAAGTGGTAATTCTCTGTGGAGAACTAGTGACTGTTGGCATTGATACGCCTTTTAACATGATGCACTCTTTGGTTTAACCCACGCGATACCAAACATTCAGCACATCATCAAACCGAAGCCTGAAAAATGCGTTGGCTGCGAGCGTTGTAGGTGCGCCCACGACAGTAGCGCCGTTTGCATTGATGGTCAGCGTTGCAACTGATTGCGTGCAGTTCACTAAAAGCTCTTGACGATCAACGCAATTTGCAACTGCTGGCAGAACAATAGTGCCAGCCGCATAACCTGCAAGCGGAGTCAAGATAAGCCACACGCTAGAGTCTGAATCAAGCACCGTGACGGTGAATCCAGTTGCAGCAGGAGCCGCATATTGCGTCACCTTGTCATCATTGGCCGTGGCATTTGCCAAGATGTATTCCTTTAGCACATTCATGCTTGCCTTGCGAGCATCGCCATTCGTGCTGGAATAGATCGGTACTTGATCCGAACTTACGACCGCATCAACGGCTGAGAGTTGGTTGATTGTTGTCATGGTGTTTTCTCATTCAAAATCAATGATGGCATCAGGGCCAACCGTCAAAGGCGAAACAGGCTGGTCAAAGAATGGCCGATCAATGTTCATCGGCTTGTTGCCTGCGCCGACTGGCAAGGTGCCGCTGTAGGCCATTTCAATTGGTTGCGTGTAGTGTGCCAGCATGGCGTTATAAGCCTCGCGTGCGGCCAATTTTGTATCTGGCTGCATGACTTTGCCAAAGCCAGGCGCAAGTCGCACGGCCAAGCTCAAAATCATGGCCTCGTGCGCACGGTCAGGCACATCAACTACATCGTCAAGATCATCGCCATTAGGCGAAGATGGCAGCGGATAGCCGAGCCGAATGCCTTTGGCATTCCATGTGGCCATCATTGAATTCAGCTTGCGAAGTGCAACCTGCAATTGCTCAGGCGTCAAATCAAAGACGTAGGAGCCTAGTCCTGCTTCCTCAAAAGCCTGAGTGATGAAATCACGTTTTGTCCAAGCCATTTAGAGCCGCCTCGATGTTGGCCGCGAGTTTACCATCAGAAGTGCGACCGTCGAATTTAATCTTCAACTCTCGCGCTTTTTCTTCAAGCTCTGCCCGAGTGGGAGCATGGTTTGCAATTGCATCCTCTTTCACTTCAGATGGCAAACGATACCAGCCCATTTGGATGTGCGAGTCAATCTCAGACTCTGCGACGATGATGTAATCCATTTGACCATCATCTGTGCGCATCATCGAGCCGCTGCGGTAAAGCATTGTCGGGTTTTTCATTTCTTTGCTTTTGCGGGTGCCTTGCTTGGCTTGCCAGCCTTCATGGCCGCAGTGCGAGCGGTACTCAAAGCAATGGCCACGGCTTGCTTTTGCGGCTTGCCAGACTTCATTTCTTGCTTGATGTTGCTGGATACGGTTTTGGCGCTGTAGCCTTTTTTGAGTGGCATTTCAATACTCCAAAAAGATGCAAAAAGAGGGGCCGAAGCCCCTCTCCGAGTTTGCCAGCTTAGGTCTGGCTGAACAGCATGATGCCGGACATCTGCGGCTGCTTGTTCACGACACCGAACAAGGTATCAAGGCGATACTTGGTTTTCATGGTGTTGATGTCGTACTGCTTCTGCATCACCAGCTCAAAGCCCTGATCGGTGGTAGCACGCATCACAGCAGCGCCAGCATCAGCAGGTACAGCGTAGCGGCCCGGCAGGATTTCGAGCGCGTCTTTTTGCCAGAACGGGTTGACGTATGCATCCACGGTGTTCAAGAAGGTGATGCTTGCGCCGTTTGCGGGCGTGGCGGTCACGTTCTTGTATTCCAGTTCGGCATCGGTAGAGCCGCCGCCCGAAATGATCGGGGGAGAAATCTGCACGGTGCCAGTGCCGCCAGCGCCAGACACGATGGCCGTGATGCGGAAGGTCTTGAGTTGACCCGTATCGCCCTTGGTGATCTGGTGCACAGCGTTCACGCCAGCGATGGTGAAGCAATCGCCAACCTTCACGGTACCAGAGCCAACGGTGATGTTCAGGTTCTGGAAACGGTTATCAACGTTCGCGGTTTCGCCAGTGCCAGCCGTAGAAGTTGCCTTCGGGGTGTAATACTGGTTTGCGCCGTTCACGGTGACAGACACGCCAGCGCGGGCAGTCAGTCGGTTAGCGTAGTCAAGTTTGAATGTATCAAACGATGCCAGCATGCCGATGTATGCCTTTTCGTAGGCAGTCAGGGGCTTGCCCGTCAAGGTGCCACGGTTAGCCAAGTTGGCAGCCATGCCGTTGTAATCACGGGTGGACAGGGCCATGTAGCGGTCAAACTGCTGCACGCCTTGTTCGTTCATGATTGCTTCGGCTTGAGCGATATCGTCAAAGCCAGAGGCTGCGGCGGTGCGCTTGACCACGAGGGTGCCTTGCGCAGAAGCCACGTTCATGATGGCCACATTGATGTCGCTGGCCAGCTTTTGCTTGGCAGCGTCACCCAAACGTCCCTCTTGCAGCGTGTCGCGCAGTTCGGTGGCTGTCAAAACCCAAGGCACAGACTTGTTGAAGCCGAGCGTAGCGGGCACGCTCAACTGGGTGAAGTCCTTGAAGTTCGAGGTCATGTCGGTACCGTCGAACGACTGCGCCACGTAGGGCTGGGGACGCCAAATGACGTTGTTGGTGCGCTCCATCATCTGACTGTCGGTGTTATAGACAGCCACATTGCGCGACAGCACCAGGGCATCGTTGAAACCTTCCAGAATATCCTCGAACGCTACGCGTTCCTCTTTCGAAAATGCATTAGGCATGATTTAGCTCCAAAAATAAGTTAGGTGGTGCGCTTTTGCCGTTTGTAGGCCATTACCTTTGAGTAATCGCCTGACCTCTCGGCGTCTGCGCGAAGTCGATCAAGGGTTGAATCCACCGTGCCTGATACTTTGCCAGTGCCTTGCACTGTTTTCTCAGGCGGCGGTGCCGCTTTGCGATTTGTAACCTTCAATTGCGTCTCCAGTTTTGCTACCGCAAAAGCGAATTTTACGGGGTCACTGATTGAGGCGAGTTCTTTGGCCTTCTTTGGGTTTTTGCCCAGCGCATACACCAGCAATGCGGGATTTTCAGCGCCTTGCAGAATAACGCCTTGCTGAACCACGTTGAGGGTGTCCTTGGTAATATCCTCGGCCTCATCGTAGTCTCGGACTTTCAGTTCGGCTTTCGCTTTGCTGTAGCCCTCTAGCTTGGCTTGCCATTCCTTGGCTTGATTGTCTCGCTCTGCTTGCAGCTTGGCCACTTGCTCGTCGGCTTGTCGCTTGCGCTCAAACCACTCTGCAAGGCTGGCCTCGTATCGCTCTGCGTCATAGTCGAAGTCCTCTAGCGTGGGCTTCTTGCCAACTTCCTGAGCCTTTTGGGTTTCAGGAGCTTGGTTGAGCTTTGCTTCGAGTTCTCGATTGCGCTTTTGCAATTCTCGATGCTGTTTGCGCAGGTCACGCACCCATTCAGGCG